ATGGATACGGAGTCTAAATGAATACTCGAATTGAAATCGACGCGATCACGGGAGATATTACCGAGCACGAATTGACGGCATCCGAAATCGAGCAACGTGAAACCGACCGGATCGCCTACGAAACCCAACAGACTCAGCGTCACCACGAAGCTACCGCAAAAGCCTCAGCTAGAACCGCACTCTTGGAACGCCTAGGAATCACCGAAGAAGAGGCACAGCTCCTCAAGTGAACCCCAACACCGTCCTAGGAATTGCTCGCGCCGACATTGGCTACAAAGAAGGACCCAATAACGACACCCTCGCGGGCAAATTCACCGGAGCCAACAATCAACCATGGTGCGCTTCATGGATTGCATTCATATTCCACCGAGCCGGCTGCCCGCAGCTCTACCCCAAACGTCTCGTGAATTGCAACGACGCCCTCGCCTACTTTGCAAAACTCGGGCAACTTGTCCCCATAGATCAAGCCATGCCCGGCGATCTAGTCCTTTTCAATTTCGACCAAAACCCCACCACCGTCGAGCACATAGGCATCGTCTACGTCCCACAACCCAAACTCAAGCGCCTCGTCACCATCGAAGGCAACACCAACAACGACGGCTCAGCGAATGGCGATTCAGTCCAAAAGAAATCTCGCCCATTTGGTAAGATTGTCGCAATAGCACGACCTAGATGGGAGACAGTATGAACTCGACCACCTGGACCATGATCGGAATCGGAGCAGCCGCCGTCCTAATACCGGCAGCTCGAGCCGTCATCAAAGCACTCAGAGCAAAGAAAAGCACCGCCGACATTGTCGCCGATGCCCTCGAAGCTGCCGTTGATGGGGTAGACAAGCGCAAAAAGTAACGTTATGCCGACAATCGTTGACATAGACGGAACCCTGATCCGAAACGGCACGACACCGATTCGCAAAGTAATCGACTATGTCAACGCTCTCCACGGTTCCATCATTATCGTCACCGGACGACCTAGATCCGATCGAACCAAAACTATCGCAGCTCTCAAAGCAGCAGGAATCAGATACACGCGCCTAGTGATGAATCCCTATTCACCGACGCAAACTCTCAAGCATAAAGCAGAGCAAGCCCGAAAACTCGCAGGCACAGCAAAACTCGCCATAGATAACGATCCGGAAGCCCGAAAGATATACCAGGAGGCAGGTATCCGGACAAAAGATCCCGCTCGAATCTGAGACACGCCACGCGATAAGGGAGACAAACGTCCCCGGAAGGCTTTACTCTGGAAATACCTACAACATGGAGGACCACCATGACAGCTTGGGAAATAGTCGGGTTCATGCTCGGCACTATTGGAATGCTTATCGGATACGCTCAAGGATATAAAGAAGGTTCCAAAGACGGAGAAGCTAATGGCTGGCGTCGAGGATACGCAGCCGCATCAAAGCATTACCGCGAAAGAGTGCGTGGATCATGAGCTTCAACCTTGATGATTACATCGACGCAGCAGCATCTCTCGCATGGGTAAGAGAAAATTACCCCGAAGCATCACTCCAACCCACCGATCCACTTCGACCATTCTGGATCGAAACCATCGGAGACCGCACCTTCATCGTCTACTCAGCAAGCCTCTATCGAACCCCGGACGATCAACGACCAGGACAAGCGTGCGCCTGGGAACCATTCCCCGGGCTCACTCCCTACACTCGGGGAAGTGAGCTAATGAACGCCGAAACGAGCGCCTGGGCAAGAGCATGTCGCTCGATCATGATGCCCACCAAGAAGATAGCCTCGACCGAAGAAGTTAAGCTCTCGAGGGAACGACAAACCCCGACGGAGGATCCCTGGCAAACCGCTCAGCCTACTCGATCGGGACATGATAAGGATCAAGAATCGAGCTTTGACGCGCCGACGTGCGCGCACGGACTCATGAGATTCTGGGCTCCCAAAGACAAGCCAGGAGCAGGCGCTTACTATTGCAAACTACCCAAAGACGACCCGGATAAATGCGAAAGGATCAGCGCATGAACCTCGAAATCATTGGCTCAATATGTCGCCTATGCGGAACGGTACTTACAAAAGAAAACCGAGGCACATTCCTCAAATTTACCGAATCTCTAGTCATGGCAATCGACTGTGCCACTTGCGAGCAAGACGAAAAAATCGACCGGATATTTGAGGACCTCGAGGAAAGGAGACTCCCGTGAGCCCCGCAGCTCGAGCCACCGATCCATGGACATCAAAAGATGCAGCCATGCGAGTCGCAGTCCAACCCTTACAAGACCGACTCCTTTACCTATTCGAGAAAGGATTCCCCATGACAGATGACCAACTCATCGAGACCTATGAGTGGCAAGCGGGTCTCTACCATTGGAAGCCCGCCACACCCTCAGGGATCCGCTCTAGGCGCGCTGAATTGGTGAACGCTGGCTACCTTATAGACACAGGCAAAACACGCCTCACAGCCTCGGGACGCCACTCCATTATGTGGGGTCTACCTTTCCAACTCCACTAGGAGAAACCGTGTGCGAATTCGAGGAAGTAATTATTGACCCGGTCTACCCTTGCAAGGTGTGCAAAGTCAACCGACCCATGCATTACACGCCAGAGATGAGCCACCACGTCATGCCTGACGGACTTGATTTGGTGACTTGTTGGGTGTGTAAGACGACTCAGGTGCGGGATCAGCAGGAACGCTTGAAGCTGCGTGCGTCGATCCGTAAAGCCTGGGGCGCACTCGTGGACGATATTGCTGAGCCTGTGGATAACCCTGTGGACGACACGCCATGAGTGACCATCTAATTCGTAGGTGTTGGGCATGCGGGGACTACGCATATGCGGACTCTGCATGCATGACTTGTCTCGCATCTGCGGAGAAGCATCCTCATAAAGTAGGACAAACCCACACCCCTGTGGATAACATTGGAGACTTGACATGGTCGGTACGCTCAACTCCCGCAACGCGGAGCCCCTCCGGGCGCTCAGGCGGTTCGGTGTGTTAGCGCTAGTAGCAGCTCTATGTCTTAGCCAGACAAGGGCTCACGCCAAAGACACAAACCCTCAGCTCATGCTCTCAAAGATGACAAACCCACAAGACTACAAATGCCTCGATTCAATCATCACAAGCGAATCAGGATGGAACGTAAGAGCCATTAGCAAGACCAAAGACTATGGATTACCACAACGACACATGCCCACACACACATCAAAGCAAATCAAAGCGTGGCTATCAGACGCCCATCGCCAGCTAGTGTGGATGATCTCCTACACACGCACACGCTACGGATCACCATGCAAAGCCCTAGCAATACGCAAAACTCAAGGCTGGTACTAATGGAATCCGCACTCAAATCCACAGGATCCACCACACGATGGCGCAAGATCAGAGAAGAAATACTCAGACGCGACGGATACATCTGCTACTACTGTCACGGCAACGCCGACTCAGTCGACCACATAGTCCCTCGATCACGCATCCCCGAAGATATGAAACACCTCATCGACCACCCCGACAACCTTGTCGCGGCATGCATGCGATGCAACCGAGCAAAATCCGACCGGAATTCCGTTTTTTTAACACGCGAAACCACCTCCGCCCCCTTTTTTGTCCTCTCTCTCCCCGAAACGGTCAGTACGGTCCAGGCTGGTCCCTTTTCAATCCGGCTCGATCCGGTCTCGAGCAGCTTGTGACCTTATCGGTGGTAGATGATCCCGGCGACTTTGGGGATCAGCTCTTGGATGGGGCATCGCTTATCGGATTCACGGAGCCGCGCATCTCGACTCCACTCTTGGGTGGCTTGTCGCGTGTCGATGAAGTGATTGACCTTGCTCGAAGGATTCACTTGCCTCTTTTACCTTGGCAAGTATGGCTCCTGACGGATGCCTTATCGGTCGATGAAAAGAATCGCTTCAGGAAGAACATGGTCGCCACGATTGTCGCCCGCCAAAACGGAAAGACATTCCTTGCCACGATCCGGATCCTCGCCGGACTATTCTGCTTCGAGGAAGATCATATAATCGCCATGAGCCAGAACCGAGAGCTCACAATCAACACCTTCCAAAAGATCAGAGCCATCATCGAGCGCACCCCATGGATGAACTCCCAAGTAAAAAAAATTCGGGAGGCTAACGGACAGGAAAGAATCGAACTCAATCGAGGAGCCGTCTATCGTATAGTCGCAGCCACCGACAAAGGACCTCGAGGATGGGACGCCGTCGATCTTTTCTACGCTGACGAAACTCGAGAACTTACTCCCGCCGCGTGGGATGCCGCTGCCTACACTTTGCAGACTCGCCCTTATGCCCAATTCTGGACAACCAGCAATGCCGGAGATGCCCGCTCGGAAGTCCTCAACGCACTTCGCGATAATGCTCTCTCAAATCCCGATCCGTCCTTTGGGTGGTATGAATGGTCCAGCCCTCCGGATCTCAAAATCACGGACCGGAAAGCCTGGCAGTATGCGAATCCATCACTTGGACGACTCATTCACGAAAAGACTCTTGCAGCTCACGTCGCCACCGATAAGCCCGATACCGTCCGGACGGAAATGCTTTGCCAATGGGTCTCCAATTTGGAAAACCCATTCCCTTCGGGCGCTTGGGAAGAATGCTTCCAATCCGATCTTGTCCTTGTACCAGGAGCGCCCACATTCCTCGCCGTCGACATCTCCACTTCAAGACGATTCGCTTGCCTTGTCGGTGCTCAAGTCATGGACGACGGACGCATCGGAGTCGGCTTGATTGAAACATGGGAATCAGAGCATTCGATCGACGACCTCAAAGTCGCCGGCTCCATCGCCGAATGGGCAAAACGCTACAAAGTCCAAGCAATCGCATATGACCGATTCGCTGCCAATACGGTCGCAGCTCGACTCAACAACGGAGGCATCCGCACTATCGACCTCGTCCCCGAATTCTCCCAAGCCTGCGACAATCTCCTCTTCAACATGACACACAAACGTCTCGCGCACTCCGGGCAACCCATCCTCGACACTCACGTCAACGGATGCGCCGCCAAACCCACTCGAGATGGAGGATGGCGCGTCGTCAGAAGAGGAAGTTCCGGAGATATTTCCGCAGCCGTAGCTCTCGCCATGGTCGTCCATCAAGCAAGTCAGCCACAATCGTCTCCCGTAATTATCTCCGCATGAGACACGCTGCCCGTCATGCTTGACAAAGCGAGAAAACACTTTCCGACTGTGAGAGGATAAGCGCATGGGATTACTTTCCGCGCTCGGATTTGTCGAAAAAGAGACAAAGATCGAAGCACAACTCGCGCCACGCGTCATGGGCGACTTCGGAGTCGGAAACTATTTCGCGCCAATAGGCGTCCACTTTGTTACACGCAACGAAGCGATGGCAGTCCCCGCAGTAGCCAAAGCCCGCGCACTTATCTGCTCAACAATCTCCACCCTCGGACTCGAGCTCTATCGCAAAAGTGACGGAACCAAACTCGGCAAACCCGCATGGATGGACCAGATGGACCCACGCCAGCCCCTCTCCGTCACCCTGGCGTGGCTCCTGGACTCTCTAATTTTCTTCGGAGTCGGCTACCTACAAATCGTCGAAACCTATTCAGACACCGGACGACCCGCCCGAATGGCATGGGTCTCAAACGATCGAATCCAAGTCAACCTCAACGCCAACGGAACCCTCGTCACCTCCTACCGCCTCGACGGCTACGAAATACCCATGGAAGGTCTCGGCTCACTCATCACCTTCCAAGGACTCGACGACGGAATCCTCGCCCGAGGAGGAACCACTATCCGCACCGCTCTCGCCCTTGAACGCGCAGCTCTCACTTACGCCGAAAATCCACTCCCCAACGGATACATCCAGAACTCTGGAGCCGACCTCCCACCCGATCAAATTTCCGGACTCCTCCAAAGCTGGAAATCGGCTCGAAGCACCAAAAGCACGGCATACCTCTCCTCGACTCTTAAATTTGAGCCCGTTGCATTCTCACCTCGAGACCTCAACCTTTCCGAATCTCGAAACTATATGGCGACCGAAATCTCTCGCCTCATGAACATCCCCGCCTATTTCCTCGACGCCGAAACCTCCTCAAGCCTCACCTACGCCAACATCGTCGATCAAAACAAGCAACTCATCTCCCTCAGTCTCCGGTCGTACCTCAGCGCCATCGAGGACAGGCTTTCCATGCCGGACGTGACAAACGCCAACAACGAAGTCAGATTCGACCTCGATGACTTCCTCCGAGCCGACGTACTCACCCGGATCGAAGTCTATGAACGCATGATAGCCCTCGGTCTCATCACCGTTGACGAAGCCCGAGCCATGGAAGATCTAGCCCCGAGAGGAAACAACGGATGACGAAACTCACTTTCAGCAGCACAATCACCGCAGCCGACACCGAAACCCGCACCATTACCGGACAGATCGTCCCCTTCAACGCACCCGGCAACACAAGTGCCGGAGCAGTCATTTTTCAACCCGGCTCAATCAACATTCGCGCCGACAAAAAAACCAAACTCTTTGCCGATCACGACAACCGTCACGTCCTCGGTCAAATGATCTCCCACGAAATCACCGACACCGGAATCACCGCATCCTTCAAGATCGCCAACACTCCCGAAGGCGACACAGCTTTGACCCTTGCAAGCGAAGGACTCAAAGACGGACTCTCGGTAGGCGTCGAAGTCAAAAGCGCCAAACCCAAAGACGGCACGCTCGTCGTCTCTCAAAGCGATCTGGTCGAAGTCAGCCTCGTCGAAAGTGCTGCCTTCGGCGATCTAGCGCAAGTCTCAAGAGTTGCCGCCTCGGAACCGGAGCCGGAAGCAGAAGAAGAAACCGTCAACCCAACCGAAAAAGAAAGCGAGGCTCCCATGTCGGAAGCCACTCCCGAGGTAGAAAACGCTCCGGCGGTCGAAGCCTCAGCACCAAAGACCGTCCCCTATATGTCCCAAACACTTCGGACTCCGGTCATCGACAAGCTCTCCTACCTCGAGCACTCGATCCGCGCCTCCGTATTCCATGACCAAGATTCCCGTCAATACATTCAAGCCGCCGACAACACCACCTCAACGGTCCCCGGCATGATCCCAACACCACAATCGACGGTCATCATCAACGCTTTATCAAATGCAGATCGTGGAATGATCGACGCCCTCAGCCGCGAAACTTTGCCAGCCGAAGGCATGACCTTCGAGTTGCCAAAAATCTCAGCCGTTCCCGTCGTTGCAAACGTTGCCGAAAATGCAGCCGTCACGGATTCACAACTCTCCGCGACCTACCTCACCGTCACAAAGCAATCTTTCAAGGGACGCGCCAATTCGACCGTCGAACTCCTCGACAACTCGAACCCCGCCTACTTGACCGAATTGCTGCGCCAAATGGAATACGCCTACTCGAAGGTAACGGACGAATTCGCCACCGGAACCATTGCAGCAGCCGGACAACAAGCTTCGATCCATGCCAACACCGCCGAAGGTTTCCTCGCTTTCGGTGCTGAAGCAGCCGGAGCAATCTACGCCTCGAGCCTTGGCTTCGGTCAAAACCTCGTCGTAAGCCCCGGACAATGGTCGACCATCATGGGCTACAACGATAACGGAATGCCGTTGTATAACGCAGCAAACCCCGTCAACGCTGCCGGCTCCGTCGGCGCTGGATCACTTCGCGGTCGCGTGTCCCCCGGATACAACCTCTACGTCAGCCGTTCCATCGGCAACGCAGGACCGACCACATCCACCGGGGATAAATCCATGGTCGTCATCAACCCCGACGCCTGGACATGGTACGAATCTCCTCGATTCCAACTCCGCACCAACGTCGCCAGCGATGGAACCGTAGACATCCTCTACTACGGCTACGCAGCGATCGCTCCGAAGATTCCTTTCGGTGCGTGCTGGAACCAAACCTGATCCGACCTCTAGCAGCTTCCCCGGAGTCCGAGCGGTCCCTCGGCTCCGGGGGAGCCTCCACCCTTACGAAAGGAGCTCCCGATGGCAGACTTCGTCACCGTTGCCGAACTACGAGAAACCCTCGGAATCGGTGCGCTCTACTCGGACGCTAACCTTGAGGAAGTATGTACGGCATCGACCGACGTCATCAACGCCTATCTTTGGAAGAACTCAGCAGGCATCAACGCCGTCTCTCTGAGCAATAACGTCGCCACCATTTGGACAATCAACCCACAGCAATACCAAATCGGTCAGACCATCACCATCACCAACGCGGGAGCCACTTTCAACGGCGTGAAAACAATCACAGGAATCCGCACCCAATCCTTTACATTCGATAAAACCGCCGCGGACGTCCTCTACACAATCCTCAGACCCTACGGAACCGTCACCGGACCCATCTACATCGCCTATAACACAACCCAAGCCGTCCGAGAAGCTGCTCTCTCACTAGCAGCCTCCATCTGGCAAGCCCGCCAAACTTCATCCGGCGGATCCGTCGCCGTCGACTTCACTCCATCACCATGGCAACTCGGCTCTAGCCTCATCAGCAAAGTCAAAGGACTCCTCGCCCCATATATGGCTCCAGAAGCGATCATAGGATGAGCCTCCAAGATTTACGGGAAACCGTTGCCGGGTATTACACCGGAGATTTCTATCAGACGAGCATCTATCCACCACAGATGCCGCTTCCAAATTCGATCATTATTACGGCAGGCGATCCCTACATTGAAGTCCTCACTCTCGGAACCGTCTCCACGATCAAAGTCAACATGATTCTCGTCCTCACCGTCCCCATGATGGACAACCAGGGAGGACTCAACGCCATCGAGACACTCATCGAAGAAGTCTTCACGAATACACCCAACGATGTCCTGATCCGAAACGCCACTCGTCCCTCAGTCCTTAGCCTCAGCTCGGGCGATCTCCTCACCTCGGAGATCGGTCTAGAAATCCTCGCCACTATCTAAAAGGAGATAAAAAAATGACAGTAATGTCGACCGGACGGAATCTAACTCTCACCATCGACGGAGATTCCTACAGCGCGCAGCTCACTAACGCGGTCCTCAATACCGCACCGAATCAAGTCACCGTCGAGACACTTGTTGAACGCAACTACAAAACTATCGACAACGCGAGCACCCTTACGGTCGACATGATCCAAGATTGGGCATCGGGAGCGGCTGGATTATGTTGGAACTTAGCCCAGGCATACCAGAACGCTCCAGACACAGTCCTCCCATTCGTCCTTACTATTTCTGGAGTCTCAGCCTCGGGAAACCTTTTCCCAGTTGCCCCAGACTTTGGCGGAGCATCCCTGGATGTCCTTTCCACCTCCATCACTTTCGTCATCGACGGAGATCCCGTCTACGCCGACTAGAAAGGTCGTTCAATGTTAAACAGCCGTTGGGAAATTACTTTCGCCGATGGGACCGCTCACGAAGTTTCCCCTCTGCCAATTCATTGGACACTTGCCGAGAGAGCGTTCAAGATCCCACTCGCACAATTCGAGAAAGAACTCTCTCTAGACTTCATCTGCCACGTCCTCTTTCAAGCATCAAAAGATCAAGAACTACACGACGCCAAATCTAACGACGATTTTCAACGACGTATCCTTCGAGATCTTAAACAGGTCCCAGCATTGGACCCGTCAAGCCCGGCAGCATCGCCCGACTCATCCTCGAGTTAGCGATCGCAACCAGTATTCCGATGAGCGAATGGGAATCTCGTCCAGGCGAGGACATTCTGGCAGCATTCGAGATCCTCGAAAGGAGAGCGAAACGATGACAGCTACACAAGGCGCGATCACCTCCGTCGATGGATTGCCCGAGCTCCTTCGCGCTTTCAAGAGACTCGATGCTGCCCAGAATGCGGAACTCCGTGAGATCA